TAGGTAATAACGACAATATAAAAAAACTTTATAAGATACTTGACCAAAATTAAATACAGTTATGGGCAAAGTATATCATATACATCAAATTAAATTGATTGAAGGTTTTCAACAGTTTGAAAAGAATCAAACTGTAAACAAAGATCTTGCATCATATTTAGATAAAAACGGTATTTCAAAACAGAAGTTCTATGACTTTTTTTCAAACCTATCAAGAAACGATGTTAGAGAATATTACAAACTTATTGTGTCTGCTTTTCAGAAACATATAAACAATTCTGCAGAACTTGATTTGCAACTAAGATACGATTTAGAAGATATTTATTATACTATAACAAACAACTTAAAAACATGTGATAGAAAATATATTTTTCCTTCTGTTTTAAAAAAATATCATAAAAATATAAATCCAGTGCGAGCTTTATATTTTGAAATACAAGAAATTGATATTATTTACGATAAAGATAATGCTGATCATAAATTTGTTATTAGCAAAATTAAAGATAGAGAGTTTATTGAAAAATTAATACAAGATATTAAATCAGATCTTAAATCATTAAACGAATTAGAAAAAAGATATATTCAAACTAAAAAAACATTTGAATTTTTTTCTTTTCCAATGACATACTATCATACACAAGAAATGAAACAAGATATGAAAAAATGGAGTGCTATTTTTTTAGAATATCAAATAAAATATAGCGATAAAAAATTTAAGTACGACTAAATTACACAGTATATTAATCTAGTTAAATTTTCTGTTTCATCGTCTTCTAAAGATTTACCAATTACAAAAACTGAATTACAAATGCCGTCATGTGCTTCGGCAACTCCTGATTCGTCACTGGTCACAATCAAGTCGCCTTTTGCTACTGGTCCTTTGACAAGAACAGGAACTTTACCTCTTAATGCTACTGGTACCGTCATGCCTTCTTCACAACTGTTCATTAAGTATGCTGGTTCATGTGAAACCACTCCAGCGACTCTATGATCCATTCGTTGTGTTGACGCTGTTACTTCTGCATCTCCACCAAACACAAGAACTGTACCTCTTGAATATTCAGCATCTGTTGTATAAAGCTCAGCCAAGTCAGCATATTGAGCCGTTGTTGCAGTTACAGTTGCAACATTAGCCTCGATGTTTGCTAAAGAAATATTTGAAACTAGTGTTGTTAAACTAGTAATTGCATTTGATGTAAAAAATTTAAATGTGTCTGAAGATTCTTGCCAAATCATACCAGCATGATCTTCAGTACTACCTCTTTCAATTAATATACCACTATCAACTGTGTTATTACCAGCATTGCCGGCATTTCGATTCAAATAAATCATTGGATCATCAACTTCTAACTGAGTTACATCAATTGTAGTTGTGCTTCCACTTACAGTTAAATTACCAGAAACTGTTACATCTCCTCCAAAATCACCAGTTCCTGTGATATCAATATTACCAGTGCCTGTAATATTATTTGAATTAAGATCTAATTGGCCTCCTAATTGAGGAGTAGTATCTTCAATTATGTTTAATAAACCTGTGTCAATATCTGAGTTTACAGTCCAATTTGCTCCGTTATATTTTAAAACTGATCCTGATACAGCTCCAGTAGTGTCAACATCACCAATATCATTAATTCCTGTGATATTAACGTTGGCTATCTGATTATCAACATATTGCTTTGTTGAAGCATCTGTGCTGTTTGTAGGTGTACCTAAATTTATAATCTTGTTTGTTTGTGCATCTAATTGGCCACCAAGTTGAGGAGTAGTATCTTCAACTATTTCTAAACTTGTTATTCTTACTTCCGTTGCTGAAATGTAACCCTGTGATGCTGATGAATCTGAATGTGCCGGATTAGGTGTTAAAGTACCATTAAGGGTTGAAGCATCATAATAAACAGAATAAGTTGCTGAGCCACCAGGTGTATCATGCACATTAAAATTACTTTGATAAATTGTTGGATTATTAGCTGATTCATAAACTGTATCTTCTGCTAATAAAGTTTCTCCAACTAGGCCTTTGTTTCTATATAATCTAATATAAAAAGCAGTTGTACCTGAACTTGATTGTATTTGATATTTTGTGTGTGCTGTAATTAAAATTTTATTTGAATTACTAGCTGGATTAACAGATACTGCTAATCCTGATGCCGCTTCTGATTGTAATGTTGCACCTGATATGGCTGTTGTTGAATTGTCTGTGTCAACTACACTGTTAACTGTGTTTTGTGCTTGAGCTTGATTGATCCAAGCACTGCCATTCCATACTAGCGATTCTCCTGAGTTTGCACTAGTAATAGTTACATTGTTTAAATCAGTTAAGTTTGCCGCGGCGATACGAGCATCTGCTCTAGTATTTGTAAAATATAAATTTGTTGCGCCTTCATTTAGATTGTCTGTTGTTTTAGTTGCTAATCTATTGTCAAATCTTGTATCTGTGTAATAAAGATTTGTACCTTCTGATAAATCTGTAGTTGTGTGATTATTTAAACTTGAAACTTGTCCTGTTAACATAGCCGGACTTGAACTGACGTTTAAAATTACATCTGAGTTAGCGGCTTGAATATTTCCAGTATGTACCCCTGTTGTATCGCCTGTTAATGTGCCTGAATGGGCACCAAGTGATACTGTACCTGTTGCTGTTAAATCTGTAAATGAACCTGTTGATGGAGTAGTAGAGCCAATTGCTGTTGAATCTATATAACCACCTGTTATATTTGCTCCTGATGTTGATAAATTTGATGAAACATCTAAACTAGCAACTGTACCAATTGAAAAATTATTAAATATAGCATTGTTAAAGTCAACTGATGAAGTTCCTTCAGCCGAAAATGTCCAAGTGCCATTTCCAGCAGATGATGTATACAATATACTTCCTACTACAGAACTACCCGATTCAACTTCTATACCAGAGCCCGAACCCGGCACTGTGCCTTGCCCTGTGTTAACAGTAATTATAGAGTCTGTTGTTGTAAGATCAGTTGTATTGATTGCTAATAAATCATTTACAAAACTAACATTTGCATCAAATGTAACTGTACCTGACGATCTTCTAATAACTTTTGCTGGCATTTATACTCCACTCCTTATACTATATTTATTTAGTTGTGGAAATTTTACTAATATACTAATAAAGAAAAAGCCCCCCAGTTTCCTGGGAGGCTTATAATGTTTAACTTGTTTGTGGATTACACAAATGATAAGTTTGCTACTGAGATTTTTGACATATAGTCAGCCGCATTACCAAGTGATGATGCTGTGTTGTTTAACTCAACATAACCATATCTTGTCATGAAACTTACTACTGGTTCAAAAGTCGCTGGATCAATAACAACGCCTGAGCTCATTAGTGGAATGTATGGGCAATAGAACGCCGCCGCATCTACTTCACCTGGGCCTTTGTAACCTACAAGTACGTTAGCTGTATCAGAAGCATATGAGTTTACATATACTCTCATTGAGCCGTTTAATGTACCAACAAATTTAGTGTTAGTTGGTGCATCAAATGTACCTTCAGTTGTTCTTGCGAACGCTGATGTTGTCGCTGATTGTAGAACAGTAAGTGCTGTTGGGGACATAACCACCCAGTTACCTGCACCTCTTCTTGTTCTTTGTGCAATTAAGTTTGCTTCTCTGTTAATTAAGATGGCTAAAACTGCATGTTTGTCACCGATATACGTGTGTGTACCAGTTACAGTGCTCATGTCAAAGTTTGTTGCCGCCGCTGTTGCTAGAGAATTTAGTGAACCTAAAATTTCTTGATCAATTTCAGCAGTAATTTCTTGTGCTAGAGCCGCCATAATTTCAGCTTCTACATCAAGACCGTGCATTGAATTGGCATCTTGTGCTGATTCAAAAGTCCATCTTGCAGATAGCTTTCTTGTTTTAGCTTCAACAGTTTGTTTTAACACTTGAATGCTTAGTCTGTTACCAGCCGCACCTTCTAATGTTGATGTTGAAGCCGCTTTATCATCAACTGAACCTGAATAACCTTCAGCAATTTTGAATGGTGATAATGCTTCATCACCTGCTGTAGTATCAGTACCTGATGTTGAGTTGAATGAGTCAGCGTATCTAACTCTTAATGTGTGGATTTGTCCAACTGGACCAGTCATTGGTTGTACACCAACGATTTCGTTTGCGATCACAGTAGGCATAACCCTTCTGATTACTGGAAGGATAACCTTGTTTAAAGCCGCTACGTTGCCGGCGCCTGTTGCACCTGCTGTAGCCGCCTCGGCCAAATATGTCTGAGTATTTTCTAATACTCTTGACATTGTTTCTTTTCTTTGACCTTCAAGTCCTTCTAGCAGAGCAGATTTTGTATTATCCCAGTTCTCTGTAATAGTTTTGTCTGTCATGTTTAACTCCTTAGACCTGCTAGTCGTTTAATATTAACGATATCATTATTTTCGTCTTTGTTATTTGATTCAGCTCTATCGCCTGTGTGTTCAGTGATTACTACATTTTCTGATTGCTCAGGTTTTGCAGTTTCATTTAACACAGCTGGTAGATATTTCTCAAACTGCTTTCTTAAGTTTACAGTTTGAACTGATTCTAATAACTCTGACATTACTTGACGCTTATCTTTTGACAATGGCGAAACAAGTTCATTAAGTGTTCTTTCTCTTTGAATCTTGTCTTCAGCTATTCTTAGCTTTGTTGTCATTGTTTCAATTTCAGCATCTTTTTCAGCTAGGCTACCTTCCATTTTATTGGTTTTTTCCTGCTGATCAGTAAGTTGTTCATTCAACTTACGAATTTCCCCACCTTCATTGAGGTAAGAACTCATGTATTCACCTGCAAACGCCTCAAATACTTTTCTACCAAAGTTGTTTTCTTTAGCAACTTTAATATCTTCTTTAAGAGTATTGAGCTCATTTTTAAGTGTTGAATCAACTGTTTTTTCTACAAGATCTGCCGCTCTTTTGATAAAAGCCGATTTAGTATCTTCGATAATTTTCTTACCTTCAGAAACTAATTGAACTTTCTTTTCAACTAGATCTTTTTTATCTTGTTCGAATTCAGTTAACTCTTTGGAGAGTTGTCTGACTACAAACTCTTCTAAGTTTGTAAATTGACCTTTGAGTGCATCTCTGTCACCATGTAGTTCATGTACTTCTTTAACAAGAACATCATTGACAAATTTCGTTAATAAACCCGAATGTTCACTAACTGCTTGTTTATAAGCTACTCTTTCTGAAACAAGTTTTTGCTTGTCTTCAGCAAATTCACTAACTTCTTTTTTCAAAGTATCAGTGATCATGCTATCCATAGCTTCTACAATCTGTGATTTATCATTCTCATAACGTTGTGCGAACTCCTCACGAAGTTCTGCAGAGATTTCCTCACGAGCCTCAGACAGCTTTTTCTCCCACGCTTCCTGAACTTGAATTTTTACTTCTTCAGAAAGTGCTTCGGATCCAAAAATTTCTGTAATGTTTGCCATCTGAATCTCCCTTATTTTAATCTTAGCTCTGTTATTATCTTTGTAATCTCGTTAGCTAAGTGCTTTTCAGCTCTACGATCATACACAGCATCACGACTAAGATTTAATAATCCCATGCCGCCATGCATATTTAGTAAGCCTTCGTATATGGCCTTAGGATATGCATCAGGAGCCGAAGGTTGAGCAACAATATCAACTGTAACAATTTCAAAATCTGAAACTTTACCGTCGTTACCTACGTTACCTGCACCTCTTGAACTTACTCCTAATTTACATCCGCTTTCAAGCAAAGTTGAAACAATTTTACCCATTGGCGTGGGCATAATTTTTAGTTTGCCTAGTCCGTCTGGACCATCCATCCACATATTCTCAATCATGTGAGAGACTCGATCAATGTTTATTTGTAAACCTTGAGGATGATCGGCTTCACCCATTACTGAGTAACCCGAATTTAATCTCTCTTTGATAGTTCCTACTGCTTTTTGGATTTGTTCAACCGGATAAACACGCTTGTTTTCGTTTACTACTCCACCTTGAATAAAAACACCTTCCATATAGTAGTGTTTTTGGTCATCTTTGCCTTCATGTATAACTTTGATCTTTGCTTGATCATAAGTTAAACTTTCTGTTAATGGACGAAAACTCATTTGCTATTCTCCTTGAGTATAATTATTTACTCGCTACCGGTGATTTAGCTGATGAGTCTGAACCGTCGCTGTGATCAACTTTTACTTGAGATAATTTAGGTTCTGTTGTAGCACCCATATTACCTGCTGTTGGAGCCTGACCACCTTTTTCTTCACCGCCTGTTGATACACCAGGTTTTGCGCCGTTGGCATTTTCTTTTGGTGCACCTGCTACAGGTGATTTAGTTGCATCTGAACCGTCAGCGTGATCAACTTTAACTGCTTTTAATTCTGCTTCTTCTAGTGGTTCTACAGATTCTTCAGCTGGCATTTCCATGCCCATGTCGCCGTTGTCTTCTTCATCTGACTCTTCATCAGCTGGTTCTTCGTCTTTATTACCAACTAACTCGTTAAACTTTGCTTTAAGATCTTCAAGTGCTTGTTCGATGTCGTTGACTTCTTTCTTCATGTCTTCAACTTCTTCTTCATGCTCTTCGTCTTCTTTAGCATCGTCGTCTTCGTCTTCGTCTTCGTTAGTTTGTTCGTAATCAATTTCTTCAGCATCTTCTTCAGCTTTTTGCTTTAGTTCTGCTTTAAGATCTTCTTCTTGATCACCAGTACCGCCTACAGTTTCTTCAACTGCTTCTTCTTCTGAATCAGCCGCTTCTTCAACTGCTTCTTCTGTAGTTTCTTCTGTAGTTTCTTCTGATGATTCTTCTTCTGTTACTGTGTCATTTTCTTGTGAATTAACGATTTCTTCGTGAATTTCTCTAGCCTTTTCTACGATTGTGTCGTGTAAAAGTTCTTGAGCTTTGTCTTGTTCGCCGTTCACTAGAAACTCTAACACTTGCTCTAGTTTTGAACTCATTTGTGACATTGTGTAATCTCCTTATACGATTTCTCGCGAAATAATCATATTGTTATAGTGTTATTTACACTAAAACAAGGAAATCCCGGTAAATTGGGTGGAAAACGAGTGATTTTTTAAATATTTTCAAAAAAGTATGTTTTTAATAGAAATTTTTACGCTATTTCTACAGGTGTACCATACATTTTTGCAACAAATTCTTTATTGTCTTCTTGATCTTTTCTCCTAATTTCTCTAACTTTTCTTAGTTTATTAAGATGTCTAAGAGTCAAGCGGGTTTTTCTTGAACTGCCAATATCAGCTCTATGATACTTGTCATGCTCTGGAAAATATGCTTCTTTTAATTCGTTGTATCTCATAACACTTGTATTTATATGTTTAATTATTTTTTACAATCAAAAAGGTATTTTTATCTTTACGTAATTTAAAATTCTGTAATATTTTAAAATTATTTGTGTTTGACATATAGTTTTTTATAAATTTGGTTGTTGCTTGAACTGTATTTGTTTCAATAATACAATATGTATATTGCATCTGATTAAAGTCAATATTAAATTCTTCGCCTTCTATATCAACTAATAATAAGTCACAGGCTAGTAAATTTTTATAATGCAAGTTTGGTGTTTTATTTGTAAAAGAATCTTTTTTAGTTTTGTATACTTGAGCTCCTAACAATGTACTGTCTGTATAATAAACATATTTGTTTTTATAAGAGCTTACTGCTGAATGTAAAAATTTACATTTGCTATTTAAATTAAATTTTTGTGATAGAACATTTGCAGTTTTAATTGCAATTTTATCACAATCATAACCTATCCAAGAATTAATTTTTAAATTACCAAATAATAATTCTGATATTGGTAAGTGCCCAATACTACAACCTAACTCAATTACACTAATTTTTTTATCAAACTTAATCCTAGAAAGCCACTCAGACACTGTGGGATTATTGATACGTTTATGTATCATGGATATGTCTTTATCTAATATATGTAGAGAATCTATTTGTTCGAGAATAATGTCAAAAACTTCTGTTTTTGTCCATTGCACTATTCATTCTCGCCGGAAGTATTTTGATTTTGCTCAGAACCCGATATTGGGGATTCTTCTCCGCCTGGTTCTGGTGTGTTTGTATCACCGCCAGTGAACCCAGATGATGGCATTGGCGCCGCTCCTACAGAACCTAGTCCTTCACCTTGTGACATTTCACCAGGCATAGAGTTTTTGTTTTCTTCTGCCCACAGTCTTTCGTTATCATAAATCTCTTCTTCAGTAAGTTTTAAGAAACGCTTCATAGCAAAACGTTTACTCATATGAGGAATTTGATTTACTTGGTTCCAAATTTGTACTTGTTGTGAATCAAGTTCAATTTGTCTATACTTGCCAAAGTTTTGTGGCTCATTAAACTGTAATTCAAATGACCCTGAATCAATCTCAATGCCTCTGTGTTTTAAGAACATTTTAAATTCATGATCAACAGCTGGCTGTAAAAACGTCTGTAGTCTTTTACAGAATTTTGTAAATCTATACTCTTGAATATATGCTGTGCCAACTCTTCCATCTGTGAATGCAGTCTGTGGATCATTTGGTGAACTTGGCATATATGCACTTGGTATTCTCAAACCTTTCATTAGTTTGTCATTAAAGTATCTCAAGTCATCAATTTCACCTAAGTTAGTACCGCCCGGCAATGTTTCAACTTTAGAGCCTCTGCCTTCAGCCGTTTGTGCAAAGAAATAATCTTCTATCATTGATAATGGATTATAAGTAGCATCCATTATGTTTGTTCCTCCGCCTGACTGTGATGGAATACGTCTTTGATGAATTTCATTTTTTACTCTTTCAATAAAACCCATTGCTTTTGAAGTTGGCATGTTGCCTACGTCAATGTAGAACACACGTCTTTCAGGTGCTCTTTGTACACGATAAATGATAATAGAATCTTCAAGTAATTCTTTTTGTTTAAAGGTTTTAAAAACTGGTTCTAAAATAGATAAACCAAAAGGCCAAAATCTATCCATGCCTTCTGTCATACTCAAATGTATAACATGACTTGCATCAATTGGATACACGGTTGCATCTCTTTGAAATCTTGAACCATATCCGCCAGGTAGGTTTGACGTTGTTGCACCTCTTGGTTGATATGCTTTGTTTGATCCCATGCCACCTACTGGAAATGGTGTGGAACTTGCATAACCTAATTGTGTATTAAATTTTGAATATGAGTCTGATGTTAGATTTAAATTTTTAATGTTTAGATCCAAGTTTCTAATAAAATATGCTTCGGGTTTTTTTCCTTTACCTTCGTTGACTACAATTTTGTCAACAAACCCTGGATCGACCCAATACCATTTATATGTTTGTGGATCACGAACAAACATCTGATCACCGTACTTAATTGTGTTTCTAAACATTTTGAAAGCACGTTTGTTCCAATCATTTATTTTGTTCCACTGCTGTAATGCATTTGTTAAAATCTGTGTTTCAGTATCTGTTGGTTCATCTTTATAGAATATAGTCCACGGTGATTGTGTTTTTTCGTCTACTTGTGTACAGAATTCTGCAATAGTATCTAGTGCTGAATTGACTTCAGTATCTAGATCCATCATGTCATATTGATAATATCTTTCAATTCTGTTTGGCTGTCCTGCATACACTTCAGGTAACCATGTGTTGTATCTAGCATGGCCCGTATTTCCGGTGTTTTGCACACCAACCGAGCCCATTGGACTCTTGATGCCTTGTGTAGTATCGTATTCTTTAAAGTATTTTTTCCAACTCATAATATTATTTATTTTAAACCTTTTTTAAAATACTAACAGAATTAAACTCCAGTGTCAACCTTATTATAATTATGATGCTTGGCTAGATGTGAGTTCATAGTGTCTGTCTGTTGTTGTTGCTGTTTTTCCTGTGTTTTTATCAACGTTACGTAAAGCATCAAGCGTTGATTGTAATATTTCTATATGTCTTCTTCGATATTCGCTTTCGGTCATTTCACCTTTTTCAATAAAGCTCTGAGCATCACCAAACATTGGCATTATTCTAATTTTGCTTCTATAAGACCCGCCCATACCATCTGATTGCTGTGTGCCTGCGTTGTTGTTTTGTGTGGACTCGTCGGCAATTGCGCCAGGCGCCTTGTATCCTGTGATTGATCCTGAATAATATTCTCCAATTTTACGTTGAAGGTAATTTTCAATTTCAGCTTCTGTCATTGGTCTTACTTGTCCATTACGTCCTATTACTGGTGTCATATATGCTGAGTCATCTTTGACTATACCAGCTTCAAGATCTGCTTTCTGTCTATCTGCATCTAATCGATACTGATTTTTTCCGGACTTACCAGTACCTTGTAGCAGTGCTACCAATGCCGCATTTTTTTGATCAGGGTCTTGTGCATTTCTATAAGCATTAACTAACTGGTCATATGTTTTTAAAGTTTTGGCAGTGTCACCGCCCGGTAATGCTAGTGCAACACCTCTGGCAATACCTGCTGATACTCCATTAGTTAATGCATTGGTTATTGAATCAACAAGATTGTTGAACATATCTTTAATTTTAGCAGTAAAGTCTGTAACGTTGTTCATTGAGTTTGTAATGAATCCTGATATTTGTGAAAATATTCCACCATCTTTGCTAAGATCGGCTACCATTCTAGTAACTGCATCAATGATTGAATTAAACGCTTTGACATTTGATTCTGTTAAAAACGCCAATGCAAGTTTTTGGAATTGAGCTGACAACATTGTCATCGCATTTGATAACAGTGTTTGTGCTTTTGCTAATTCGCCTGGTTCCATGTTAGTGGCGTTTTGCATCATTTTGACAAAATTATTAGTTTCATCACTTATCAATGCTTGTTGATTAATCAAAGTCAACACAGTTTGAGCCATTCCGTCACCCATGATTGCAAGAGATTGTAATCGTTGTCTTTCTGTGTCACTAACATTTAATATAGTTTTTCTAAAAGTATCTAAACTGTCTGTGACATTACCGTTACCTATAACTGCATTGTTTAATCCTCGTAGTGAATCTGCCAATTGTGGCGAAGACACTGTTAACTCTCTAAAGGCTTCAGAAAATCCCAAATCTCCAAAACCAATACCTTCAGACAACATAGTTGCTAAAGAACCGCCAGCATCTTCTCCAAATGCCGCCAAGCCAGCGAAGGCTGTTTGTGCTGATGCCAATGTTGATTGTCTTATTGATTCCGGTAGCATGTTTAATCTGTTTAAGAATGTGTTACTTGACGATGCTTGAATTACCAACTGTCTAATAACTTCTGCAGATGTTTTTGTTAACTCTGAAAATGCTTGAGTGGTTCTGGCAATTTCCACAGAATGCTGTGCAAGTTTCTGTCCATTGTTTCCAACTTGTAATCCTGCTCTAGCAAACACATCTGCTTGTTCTCCAACAATAGTACTGATTTCTCCTAGTGACAATGCAAGATAACCTTGTTCTCTTAACAATGCTTGTGTTGACTGTGCCGCGGCAAAAATAGACTGTGTACCAAATGCGTCCATGGCCTTGCTAAATTGCATTGTGAATTCTGCGGCCTGTTCCATTGTCATGCCGGCTCTTGTGGCCTGCATACCAAGAGATGCTATGCCTGATGCCACACCGTTAGTTGAAGCAAAATCAAAAAAACCTGTTCTAAACAACCCGCCTTCAAGTTTTCCTAATCTCATTAAGAACTTAAACGCTGTTGTTACCGCTGTAATGAAACCTCCAACTGCCGCGGCACCTATTGACAAGAATTTACTGAATACTCCTAGTTTGCCAACAACTCCTCCAAGCAAACCACCTGCATTCTTGTCTCCAATTTTTTCAGCTAACTTTTCAAGTTTTTCAGAATTACTTTTAGTTGAATCATCAATTGCTTTACGAACTTTTTCTGCTGTTTGGGTTTCTTTTCGTTGCTGTTTAGTTTGTGCTTTTTCTTCTTTGGTTTGCTGTTCTACTGATTTTGCTTGAGCAGTAAGAACTTTTTCCATTCGTGAAAGAACAGTGGCAGTTCTTTTATCTGCTTTTTCAATTTCATTGGTTTTAAAACCTTGTTGTTTGGCCAGCTGAATCAGTGTCTGAATGGACTTGTCCATTGCAAATTCTGGTATTCTTACTGTAGCGCCGTCTAGTTCAATATCTATCATGATAAATAATTAAGTATAGTTTTAATTTCTCCAATAAGTATTCTTACATGAATATTTATGTGATAAATAAAGTACACAGTTAATAAACAAGGAAAAAAAATGTCAGAAACAGCAACTACTAATCCGCTAAAGCAGTTTTATAGATCGCCAAAGCTCTATGTTAAATTGCCTTCTGGTGCAAAATTTAATACTGTTGAAGATGAAGCTCCAACCGGAGAACTTCCTGTGTATCCTATGACAACCAAAGACGAATTGTTCATGAGGAATCCAGATGCATTACTCAACGGTGACGCTGTGATCAAAATTATTCAAAGTTGTGTACCAAATGTCAAAGACACAAGAAAACTACCAGTGTGTGATATCGACATTTTAATGATTGCAATACGTATGGCAACATACGGTGAAATAATGGAAACAAGAATAACATCACCACACAGCAAACAAGAAGACACGTACGAAATTAATTTAAACAATATTCTTGAAAATGTTGAAATTATGCCTAACGAAAACTCAATCACATTATCCAACGGTGTAACAGTTTACGTAAGACCTTTAACATATAGTTCTCAAACAAAATTAAATTTGATTGCATATGACCAAACCAAAGTGTTACAAAGCCTAGGTGAAATTCAAAATAACCCAGAGGTTAGTCAATTTAAAAACATGTTTGTCAAACTAGCAGAAACAAATATGGACCTGTTAGCAGAATGTGTTGTAAAAGTTGTAACACCAGATGGTGAAACTGTAGAAAACAGATCACACATCAAAGAATTTGTTGATAATTTAGATGCTATAAACAGTAAAAAAATTGATAACGAAATTGACAGGCTTAATAAATTTTCAACAGTAACTACTCAAACTTTAGCATGTAAGCAGACAGGAAAAGAATTTACAACTGAAGTCAAATTGGATCCTGCGGATTTTTTCGTAGTTACTTAATAACACACTCGCCGTCTGAGATTGGAGAGTACTTTCATAGATTAGCAGAAGAAAGTCACGAAATAAGAAAACAACTTACTGAAATCTGTTGGTATATGAGAGGCTCTATCAGTTGGGGGCAGGCGTGGGAACTAAGTTTTGAAGACAAGAAAATTATATCAGAGTTTTTGAAAGACAACATGGATAGATTTAAAAATTCTATGACTCCTGTTGTTTAACGAGCTGATAAACTAAACATCGTTGCTTCATTTTTAGATTTAAAAGATATGTACGCATCATTGCCATCAAAAAACCAACCCCAGTCTTTTTTGCAATTAGACATACACCAATCAATATGTGAATCTTGTAGTTCAGTTAATCGTATATTAATATCAAACGATTTGTTAAATCCACATGTTTTTGGTATAAGACCATTGTTTTCTAGCCTACAATCTTTAAAATCCCAAGTTGTTTCTGGTTCCATAATATTATTTAATTTAAAAAAAGGTTGACCTTTTTGTTGTTTTACTGCATTATACAAAAACATAGGCAAAATATCAAGGCATTTTTTAGGCAATATATAGCAACACTGTTTGGTCGAGGATGCTCGACTCACCTTGAGTACATACACAAAGTATGTTCAGATTCTGGTGCGTTGCAAGGGAAGTGTTAACTTAGGCACAAATGATAATGGCTCTGCTAGAGAAAGATATGCAACCATTGTCTTATACATAAACAGCCAATTCTGGATATGTATAAGTCCCGTTGGATGAAGTAGGAATGATAGGGGTACCGGCCAACCGCCTCTTTAGGTTCCGTGAATTGGATGACTGATCTCTGGTAATGAGTAATAAAAACTTATTAACAAAGAAAAGTACTTCGCCCGGCAACGGGTGAAGTATGGCCAAATCTTGGTAATAAGTGCATTATCAAATACAAAACAAAAAAGCTAATACAATTCACATTAATCAAAATGAATAAACATTCGCAAAGATGATAACTATTCCGCAAAGAGATGATGTAAACCATCGCGGAGGTGATATATTTTATTTTGGTAGACATTCTGACTATTTTGTCATATAGTATTAAACATGAGCGGTAGTAAAAGTAAAAACAAAGGTAAGACCTACGAACGTGATGTAGCCAACTTTCTCACAGAGATGTATCAAGAAAGTTTCACAAGAGTACCTCATTCTGGTGCTTATATTGGCGGACAGAATTTTGTTCGTATTGATAATTTATCAGAAGGTCAAACAAGAGGATTCAAAGGTGATATAATTCCACCTGATAGTTTCCCATTGCTTGTAATTGAAGCAAAACACTACGGTGAATTCAGATGGAATCATCTTGCATTGGGTCAAGATGTTAAGCAGTTAGACGATTGGATACAGCAAGCCATTGATAGTT